GCGGTGGACTACTCGATCTTGCTCTTCGAGTCACGCGAGAGAGCCGAACACCTCGGCCAACAGTTACGTAGTAGCTAAGCTAAGTGCAAAAACCAGCACCACTGGCCTCCCTACGAAGGAGGTCGTTGTCTGAAACGTGTAACTTAACGTAGAAACGAACTTAACCACCGCGACGTCTTATCTTACGCGTTCTGGATGGTTGACGCACTCGAGGAGCATCGAACCTGGCCCTAGCAGCAGCTCGGGACTTAGGGGTTGATTGGGGTGCAGGCACATAGGGGACCATTGCACGACCAACAGATCCACGACGACGAGTGTTCGAATCAGTAAAGGGTGTAGATGACATAGAAGCTTCGGGACGACCATAATTGCGTTGTATGTCTCTAACCTGACTGTCGGGGACTAAACCAGCGGCAGCAGAAACGGCTCTACCTATCTGGTAACCAGCAACAGGATTACCAGCAAAAGCACCAAACCCAGCACCTATCAAAGGGGCCAGGCCAGCAACCGTTTTAACAACACCTCCGAGCCATTCTCCGATAGGATTCTCTGATTGTCGGACGGCAAAGGGTAAATGTTCTATGGCACGGGCATAAAGCTCCAGAGCAATAGAATCATAAGGGGTTGCTAAAGTCATTACGGGAATGAGGGTTGTAAAAGCATTTTGAGTTGGGAGCATTTCAATTATATACTTAACAGTAACCTGGAAAGTGGTCTGGGTAGATAGCCCAGTACCCCACACTACAACAGCATCAAAGGGTAAGGATTTTACGGAATGAGAAACACCTGCAGTAGGTATAAGACCGTAACCATTCCTCACTCCTATATTTTGATCATCAAAAGGGAAATAAAGAGCTGTTCTATTAGTTGGTTTACTGAAGTCATTAGTGATATGGTTCATTACTGGGATAGCATACGCGCCATCAGCAGCCTTCCAGGTAACAGACCCGGGAAAATTCGCAAGATCTTGAGCATTACTTGCGCCCATATCAATATAGTCAGTAATGGCCGCACCTGTAGCACCATTAGTGACACCAAAAGTTGAAGTTGAAGGTACACGAGCACAGGTTATTGCACCTTGAATATTCAATTGACTGGTGGTATTAACAACTTCAAAAGCCACACCAATCAACCTCCAATTGCCTTGAGTGTTGACAATGGGGATTGCAAATTGAGCTGAATTGGCTACAGGAGCATTGACAATAGCAGCATCAATCATCATACCAATAGGGCCAGTTATAGCATTGACACCTGGGTACAATTGTATGGGAGAAGCAGGGGCAGCAGCCAACGCACTAGTAGCTTCATTATAAGAAACAAGACCCATACCTCCACTTCCAGCTGCATTATAGATGTCAGGTGTGAAGGGGGCGAAGAGAAAGCAAGCTTCCCAGCCATTTACGGCACCAGCGGGAGCAGCTACAGCACCTGTGAAGGTTAAAACCTCAGTCACACTCTTCGGGTATGACTGATCAGGCCATCCAACAGGGGTTAATTGTTGATCACAAAAGGGATCTAATGCATTCATAACTGCATTAAAAGCGTTAGCATCCATGGACTTACTGGCCAAAAGCCTATCCACGGTCGCCTTCGCGTTTCTCGGAACGTTCGGGTATTCCATAGCGGGGTGACTCAAGAAGAAATTACCGGGGTTAGAACATGTATAATTATACAAAAGATGGGCAGCAAACCCAAACAAGGGGGATATACTGCGGATCATTGGGAACGCGACCCAATGGAGAAAAGGGGTAAACGCGTTCGATCTACACTCGGCGGCACCAATAGCACACGTAGTGAAAGGGCTCAAATAACATAAAACTTCTTCCAGGACAACCCCAAAGAATAAGTTATTGCGGAAAAAATCAGCAGCAGCAATATTGTGGAAAGGAAAAACAAACCCTAAAATAGCGGGTATAAGGTACAAAGGATTGCGGGTACCAAAAGCCAAAGACAAACTCATGGTGCCGACCCAGGAAGTAGGTTGCTGGCAAAAACCAAGCAACAATTGGGCAACAATAGCAACATAAAAGTTAAGCTTAGGGTAACGACGGGCAAAGACACCTAATGTAACCAAACCTATAATCAAAGGCAAAAGGGTTGTTTTATTCCTCTTAAGATTTGTGAACATATTTGCAGTACGAAAATGGACCTCATCAAAACCAAGGTCTTTTGCTACAATACGATCAAAGAGGGGATGCAAAACGCGACCGGGTAGGTCTAAAACGTTATCGAACTCTTTCTCACAATCAGTTAGGTCAGCAACGCTGCAACCATAACGATCTGCGAAGGACAAAAGCAACGATGCACGATCTTGCAAATTGTTGCCTAACATTTTATATTTGTACTCTTCAATAACACTACTAGGTGGTGAGGGCACCCAACCTAGAGGCAACTTATTTCGGGAAATGATATACTGTGTTTTCAAAAAAGCACCTAGAACAGGAACGTCCCACAAATGCTTCAAAGCAAAAGCAATAGAAGCTGCATGATGGTAATGATTATATATTTTATGTGGGTGACAAGACCATCCAGCTTTTGCTAAATATCGTCCTATCTTAGGTACAAATTTTACTTGGCCAACACTGTCATAATACAAATTCATAGCTAAGAATTCCGTGTCGACCGCCTTGTCGGATTTTTCAACTTCCAATGTGAGACCATACAATTGCGTAAAAGCGCAAAAAGCATCCAAAAACCTGTGATCTTCCCCATTGGCAGCAGCCAAGGCCATATGCATATCATCCGATTTATTAACAAGCAATACTTTTCCTCCCAATCTTTTATAATTAACATAAGCAAGGGTCTCCTTAAACTTATTCCATATGCACCAACACTGCGTGCAATGGGAGGCAGTAGTCCATGGAACTCCAGAGGCAACGCCCTGGTCTGCAACATACTTAACCCTGTGACGTGTAGTACCTCTAAGGTGGTAATTAGACGAAACAACATGTCTTAAAGTGCCATCCTTAGTGTAATGCTCACAAAGGTTAACCATGTGTACATTCATGGTTTTATCAACGGAAGCATCCATCCTCTTACCATCGGCGGACACCCAAAGCGTAGGAACGAAATCTAATTTTTGATTATAAATTTCTGCTAAGGCATCAGGGCTATGGGAATAACAGAGGATGTACTCCGGATCACAATATTCATTGTTAATAAACTCTTCAAGCGTGTGTGTATAGGAATAGAAAAAGGCCCCGGAGAACAAATTACATTCCGGTGTGCTACCTTGTATCAAACGGGGACACAAGTTGTTATATGACTCTTGGGTGAAATGACCACGAACATTGTTTTCTATTTTAACAAATGCCGAGTGATAACCAAACTTGTTCCACGGAACTGCACTCTCATAACCTTTATTATACAGCTTCAACTTCTTAGGCTCCAAATGTTTTATCCATTCCTCAATGGAAACATCCACAGTGCGTGGCATAGGTACACCATAAGCAAAATCAACTGCTAAATTCCTAACAGCAAAATTAGGGACTTTCATAACTCTATTTTTAAGGGCTTGTAGCTCGTTACACTGACAAGAAGCAGCAGTAACGGCGGCCCAACTATTGAGCTGAATTCCATACAAAAAGGTCGCTGGTCGAACATCGCATTCCTTTTCTTCTAAAACGACTATACTCGAATTAGGCATATTACTTTCATCAGGGGCTTGGGAATGTGTTGAGGCATGATAGCCATTAACAAATATTTTGCCTCCTACTGTCTGGGGTTCCAATGTGTAGTCTGTGGTCTTCGAATCAAATTTCCAAAGTGTTCTCTTCGGCTTGACGACAGAGAACATATTAGCTGGGGCTTGGCGAGAAAGCCAAGGGACGGCAATTCGAACAACGAATTTAATAATGAAATTATAAGCAAAAGACCGGCTCTTATAAAGCTTAAAGACACCAAAAAGGAAAGCCATAGCTACTACTATCGCGAGACGGCGCTGCCAAACGGTGACAGTATGAACCCTATAATCCAAAACAGAGGCAATAAACCCAGTCAAAGAAAAATGAGGGATGCCAGTTTTGGTAAGATTGCATGCTTGCTTAATAGTCTCAAAAGCCATGTAATCTAGGGAATTAGTGCGGACTCTGCGTCTAGCTGACTCGTAGAAGGTAACTGATAAAAGCAGTTCAAAATGGTCATTAACCAAACTCACGTCAATATCATTAGTTTTCATGTAAGTTCGCAAATAACCAGCAAGCTGTTTTCTGGTGTCAGCATCATGGTGCTTACCACCCAGCCAAATCAAAGCTTGGTTGTACAGTTCCTCATCCAGGTAAATAAAATCGTTATCACCAGTTCCAAACATATTCGCTCTTCGGAGTGCTTCAGGCAACTCTATCATAAGACGGCGACGGGAATCATCATTAATTGGTTGGATAACTGAACTTATTTCGTGGGGGCTAAAATAAACAAGGCTTGGTCTAAAAACACCAATTATACGACCCGCATCAATAACTAGATTAAACCCAGATGAAGTATAAGAATCTGATCTCAACCAGGTATTAAGAGGTAAATCTAATTTATATTGGCCGGTGGCATTAACGCAGTGGACAATCTCACTGTCAACCTTGAATTGATACTCAAGAAAGCGCGGTTTGCCAGTAGCGAAACTGAAGCAAACGGTCTTACCTCTCTTGGCTAAACGTGCTATTTGTTCTGGTGTGATAGCTACTCCAGGAGTAACAACATTCAGGACGGGATAGGTGGTACAACAGTACTGACAATCACTATCCAGCCCACACACACAGTAGTCCTCTGCAGCCATCGCCCTCATAGGAAAGGAATCGCGGTCACAGCGGACAAAATGCATGGACGGATACATGGGATGATGGCGAAAAGGCTTACTTTCATAACCATATATATTAATCGTGAGCAAGCTCAAAGGATTATACTCCATAACCATAGCATTAATTGTGGTTAAGATACAAAAATCTATGGACGTTCTAAACATAACGTCCTGTGTGAAAACCGCCTTGTACTTATCATGCTGGAAATCAGCCTCAGGATGACATTTAACTAATTTTTCAAAATCACTAGGACACATAGGACGAGTCCTCAAAGGGTTAGTTGAAAAAACAGGGTACATTGGGGTACAAGCAAACCTATCAAAGGTATCCGAGCTTGTTTCGGTCTCGGTAGAAGACGGGGATTCAGGGACAATTTGAGGCGACGAAGTCGGAGTAGGAGGTACTGGTTCTGCTTCCTCATCAGAGGATGCATACGCCGATAACTCCGACTTTTTAGGTCGTTTATCAAAATTATCCTCCCAAGTCTTAGATCTACGGACTCTAGAATTATTCTTCTTAACATTCTTACGAGGAACGCCATTAGCACCTATGACACCAGCAGGCCCGCTTGAACTAACGGAGATTTTCTGCATACCTTGAGGCCCAGACTTCTTATGAGAAGAAGGTGTTTTCATCTGGTTTGTGAACTCGGGGGTGCAGTATCTTGCTTGCCTACTGTCTTCTTTAGTGAGTAACGGGGCTTCATCATACACTGCGCGGGATGATTTATTACTACGACCACGCAAGTATGATGGATATTGTTTAAATTGTTGACGGGGGGCATCTTGCCACGTAGCGTCACGCTCCTCCTGGGAGCTTCTACGATCATAACTATCATTAGAATAATAATCGGACATACTCGAAGACTTGTCATAACGTTCCTTATAATATGACTCGTCAGCACACGACCGCTGACCATTAACGTTGACATAACGCTTGCCATTGGTTTTGTTAGTTGGTACCACCGGCTCAAAAGCACCGACACCAGCGGCAGGTACGGGTTTCCCCGTAGCGCCAGGTGTAGTTCCAACCACATCAACCCACGACAATTGTTTTCCAGCTGTGTCGACAGCACTAGAGAGAGGGGTCACTCTAGTAGACTCTCTGGGATCTACAGGAGCGCCAGCATTGGAGCACGCCGGGTTAGGCTGTACTCCAACACTGGAGGGCGACGTTGACGCTGTGCTCGCCACACAGGGAAGTTC